GTCTTAAAGAAGACGGAAATACTTTTGTAGGTAAAGCACTGATTATGGAAACACCCTATGGTTTGATTGCAAAGAATCTGATTGAATCTGGCGTCAACCTAGGCGTTTCATCACGTGCTTTAGGTTCTGTCGTAATGACAAAAGAAGGTTATAATCTAGTACAAGATGATCTACGTCTTGCAACTGCTGCTGATATTGTTGCTGACCCTTCTGCTCCTGGTGCTTTTGTTCAAGGCATTATGGAGAACAAAGAATGGATGTTCGTGGAAGGAAAGTTTGTTGAGTCGCATATCGAACATGCTAAACAACAAATTCGCAAAGCGTCACGCAGAGATGTTGAATCTGTCGGATTACAACTTTTCGAAAACTTCCTACGAAAACTTTAAAATTTATAAATAAGAAATCATAAGGAGATATTCAATGGCAACAAACAAAATAATGGAAGCAGCGGCAGAAATTCTTGCAGCAAGCAAGTCTTCGGCTCCTGGTATGCCAATGCCTAAGTTACAGCACGACACTCCAGGCAATTCTGGAACACCTGAAGACTTGGGCGGTCCTACACCACAAAACAACAAACCAAATGATGATTCTAACAAGCTTTCAAACAAAGCTAAAGACTCAGCTGGTTCAAATAAATCTTCATTGAACATGAAGCCTTCACACGCTTCTGCCGATACACAACTTGGTGACAAGAACATGCGTCCGGGTTCAGGTACCAACATGATGCCAGAAGATGTTGAAGAAGATGTAGAAATTTTTGATGATAATTCAGCAGTTGAAGAAATGAAAGCTCAGATGAAAGAAGATATTGATTCTCTTTTTGCTGATGACAAAACTATCTCGGAAGACTTCAAATCAAAAGCAGCAACGATTTTTGAAGCACGTGTATTTGACCGTGTTGCTCAAATTCAAGAACAACTGGAAGCAGAATATGCTGGTCAGTTAGTTGAAGCTGTTGAAGTTATCAAACAAGAATTAACAGAAAAAGTAGACGACTATCTCAACTACGTTGTTGAGCAGTGGATGGAAGAAAACGAAATCGCAGTTGAAAGCGGTCTACGTTCCGAAATTACTGAAGACTTTATTGCTGGTCTACGTAATCTGTTTGCTGAAAACTATATCAATGTTCCAGAAGACAAAGTTGACCTTGTAGAAGAACTTGCTTCTAAGGTTGAAGAACTGGAAGAAAAATTGAACGAAGAAATTGAAACAAATATTCAGTATAAGAAACAACTTACTGAAGCAGTTAAAGTACAACTAGTAAATGAAGTTTGCGAAGGTCTCACAGCAACTCAAGTTGAAAAGATCAAATCACTCGCAGAGAGTGTTGAATTCTCCACAGAGGAAGAATTCGTAGAAAAACTTGAAACAATTCGTGAGAATTACTTTCCATCTGGCATGAAAAAAGCCGATGCAGCACAACTTCACGAAACAGTTGATGACACTGATGGTAACGAAAAGAAAGTCTCATCAGACCCTTATGTTGCATCAGTCATGCAAGCAATTTCTAAAACAAAAATTTAATAATAATCAAAGGAGATACAAAGATGTATTTGTCTGAAAATCTACAAAACAAATGGGAAGGCGTCCTGGATCACCCAGACCTCCCAAAAATTGCTGATCCATACCGTAAAGCGGTTACAGCAGTTATCCTGGAAAACCAGGCTACAGAAATGATCAAAGAATCTGGTATGCTGCAAGAAACAGGTTCGCCAACTAACTTTGCTGGTACAGGCGGTTTTGGTGGCGGTGCTGCTGCTGCAGGTCCAGTTGCTGGTTTCGATCCAATTCTGATCAGCTTAGTTCGTCGTTCACTTCCTAACCTGATTGCATACGATGTTTGCGGCGTTCAGCCAATGACAGGTCCTACAGGCCTTATCTTTGCAATGCGTACACGTTACGCTTCACAGGGCGGCGGCGAAGCATTCTACAACGAAGCTAACACAGCATTCTCTGGTGCTAACGGCGCAATCGTTGCTTCTTCAATGAGCATTTCTGGTAACACAACAGACTATCTGTTTACTGGTAACGCTGCTCCTACAGGCGCAATGACAACAGGTTCCGCTGAAGCATTAGGCGACGGCGCAGCTGGTAACACATTCCAAGAAATGGCATTCTCAATTGAGAAAGTTACTGTTACAGCACGTACACGTGCATTGAAAGCAGAATACTCAATGGAACTTGCACAAGACTTGAAAGCAGTTCACGGTCTCGACGCAGAAACAGAATTGGCTAACATTCTGTCCGCAGAAATTCTTGCTGAAATCAACCGCGAAGTTATTCGTACAATCTACAAAGTAGCAAAGCCAGGTTGCCAAGCAGGTACAACAACTCGTGGTGCATTCAACCTAGACACAGACTCAAACGGTCGTTGGATGGTTGAAAAGATCAAAGGTCTTGCATTCCAGATTGAACGTGAAGCAAACCAAATCGCTAAGACAACTCGTCGTGGTAAAGGTAACATCGTTATCTGTTCTTCAGACGTAGCATCCGCTTTAGCGATGGCTGGTATTCTTGACTATAACTCAGCACTTGCTGGTCAAGTATCACTGACAGTTGATGATACTGGTAATACTTTTGCTGGTACAATCTTCGGTCGTATCAAAGTTTACATCGATCCATACTTCCCAACAGGCTCAACATCTGAGTTTGCTGTTGTAGGTTACAAGGGTACTAACGCATACGATGCTGGTATGTTCTACTGCCCATACGTTCCTCTACAAATGGTTCGTGCAGTTGATACTGGTACATTCCAGCCAAAGATTGGCTTCAAGACACGTTACGGTCTAGTTGCTAACCCATTTGCTGAAGGTACTGATCAAGGTCTGGGTCGTTTGGATTCACAGTCAAACAACTACTATCGCGGATTTAGAATTGCGAACCTAATGTGAGTTAGAACCACTAACTTTATAATAACTATAAAGTGGATTGAGGGAGAAGAAATTCTCCCTCTTTTTTAAAACAAGTTACATAAAGTTTGCAAATTATAAATAAAAGTATGATAAAACATAAACATCACATAGTTCCACGCCATGTAGGTGGTACAGATGATCCATCAAATATAGTTGAATTAACTATAGCAGAACATGCTGAGGCGCATCGTTTATTATATGAACAATATGGTAGGCAAGAAGATAGATGGGCTTGGTTAGGATTATCTGGTCAAATTGGCAAAGATGAAATTCTTAGAGAAATATCCATGGCACAAAAAGGAAAAAAGAAGCCTGATGGATTTGGTGAAAAAATTAGACAAGCGAATTTAGGTAGAAAACATTCGCCAGAAAGTCTTGTTAAAATGAGTGAAATCAAAAAAGGAAAATATGACTCTGAGCATTATCGAAAAATTGCCTTGATGAAGAAAGACTTCAAACAATCTGAATCACAAAAAATAAAAGTTTCTGAAAAAATGTCTGCTAGATGGCAATTAACTAATCCAAACGGAGATAGTTTTGAAATAAGTAATTTGACAAAATATTGTAAAGAAAATGGCCTAGATCAAGGTAATATGTCCAGAAATCTTGTACGTGGATGGTCTTGTAAAAAACTTACATAAATACACATATGACAACAGCACTTAATAGAAATCCAATAAATCCAAATTCAATTCAACCTAACAAGTTTACGTTGAATTTTCCACGTGCGCCAAATCTACAATATTTTTCTCAAACAATTTCTTTACCTGGTATTTCCACATCAGAAATTCCAGTGTATAACCCGTTTGTTGAATTGTATGCACCTGGTGAGAAAACAATTTATGATGTATTGAATATCACATTTATTGTTGATGCTGAAATGTTAGCTTGGTTAGAAGTTCATGATTGGCTTCGTGCAATGACTTTTCCAACTGAGTATGCAGAGTATCAAAATTTAGGTAAACTTTCTCAGTTTACCACAACACAAGCGTCACCGACACCGCAATATGCAGACGGCTCAGTGACTATTCTTTCAGCATCAAATAAACCATATTACCGTTTTAACTTCAAAGATTTATTTCCAATTTCTATATCTGGCTTTATTTTGTCATCAACAGATACTCCAGAATCAATTGTTACAGCAGACGTAACTTTCAGATTTACCTATTATGATGTAGAAAAATTATTTTAAATGTGATATACTCCTAATACGGAGGTAGACTATGAGCAAACTTGACGAACTATTACAAATGTGGGCAACGGATTCTATTATTGATAGAACCGAACCTGGTAAAGCACTGATTGATATTCCAAAGCTTCATTCGAAGTATCTAAACATTCTTTCTTCACATAGATTATTGGCTAAAGAAGCCGAGTTTCAATACAATAAATGGCGCAAGTTAAAGTGGGAATATTACACTGGTAAACTTGACAGTGAAGAGTTGAAACAGCGTGGTTGGGATCCATTCCCTTACACCATCAAATCAGAGATCAATACATACTTAGAAGCAGATGAAGATATCAATAAGTATCTTGCTCGGAAACTGTTACATGAAGAAACTGTGGAAGTATGCCAAGCAATTCTAAAAGAACTGAACAATAGAACATGGGAGCTCCGATCATTTATTGATTGGGAGAAATTTATTCAAGGTGTTTGATTTAATTTTACGAAAGCAAAACGAAGCGTTCATAAGAATTGATTGTGAGAAGAGTGTTGCTTATGAACTCTCTTCTTACTTTGAATTCTTTGTTCCTGGCTATCAGTTCATGCCTGCATTTAAGAATCGTCTTTGGGATGGTAAGGTAAGA